TGCGATGCCGCTCCCGTCCGATTGCGTCTGACATGGCCGAACGGCGACTTGGTTTCCTGCATCGATCTCGATTCGATTGCAGCACGGTTGCCACGCCCCCAAAGAGAACGGCGCGTTAGAGACGCGAAACGGCAGAGTCGTGGGGTATGTCGGCGTGAGAAGAGTTGCGTTCTGAAGATCTACATAGGCCCCGGTGAAAGTCCATTCGATCATCGCAATCTTGCCGGTCTCGGCGACGATCTTAAACGTGCCGGCGCAGCCACGCATCAGGATCCGGTATCCGTCAACGTAATGCGCCATCGTCAGCGTTTTAACTGCAGCTCCCGGGCTCTCAGTTTTCGGCGTAAAAACAAGCGCCGCAGCGGTCCAGCCGCAAGCCGGGAGAAACGTTGACGCCCACGCCGGGACAGTCCCCGTTCCCGTGCCGTAAATTTCGGTTTTGAAGGAGACGGTCGCTTGCCGAAGATCGCCAATTGATGGGAGCATGGAAAAACTACCGCTTCCCATTCGCTCTTGCATCGAGATGTTGGCTTGCATTTGGAGATCGAACACGTTGAACGCGCCGTCTGCCGCCGCCAAGGTTTCGGCTGTCCCTGAGGTGACTTCGGTTTTCGCCGCGAGCAGCGATCGCTGTTTAATTACTGGCACTTGTTGGACTCCTAAAAATCGTGACCACCGCGCACAACGATGCCATCGCGAGTGCGGCGCTTGATTGTTTCGTCGATGACTCCGATATGAAACTTCAGCTCATGCGTCATGTTCTTGCGAAATCGCACTTCAGCCGAAGCGTGTGCGGTTTTCCAAGCCTCTGCTTTATTAAACATGCCCCACGGACTCAGGCCCTTGGGGAAAGCGAGCGGAAGCCTCTTCTTCGTTGGGCGGATCGCGACCCACTTGATCTTGCCTGTGCGGTTTGGCCCACCGAACGCTTTCGGAAGCATCTGACGGCCTTTCTTGCCGTCGATGATGTACGTGATCCCGTCCTTGTATCGCTCGGGCTGGAAGTTGCGCAGACTTAGCCGGTTGCTTTTGCTAAAGCTGATCCGCCCTTCGTTCTCGCGCGAGGTGGCTTTCTTTATGACGAACCAAGGCGCGAGGTCTTTTTTCTTGACTGGGAACCGCGAAAGGATCGGCCCATCGCTCTTGAGGATGTCGGTTTTGATACCTTGCAGAGTAAGGTTGATCGTCTTGGTAAAAACTTGAAGCAGTCGCTTCGGCCCTGCGTCTCGCAGGACTTTCGCGATCATGTCAACGTGTTCTGTGTCTACTTTTATTCTTGCAACGCCCGCTATCACGCCCGAACCTCGTAGGGGTTTGTTTCAGATACGCGAGTCATGACCATTAGGCCCATGCGAAACCCGGCGACTCCCCCATCGCTTTCGGTGTAGTTCTTGATCTCAAGGAACTCGCTGTTGATCGCGAATCCGCCGAACTGATGCCAGTTCCCCGGCGCGGTGATCGCCTTGATGACTTCGGCGGCGAACGTGTTCCTGAGTTCGTCGAGAGAAACAATGTCTTCCTCGCTCGGACGAAGTTCGCCGTTAATCGTAAACGGCAAATTCCACGCTTTTCCGATCGGGTTGCCGATGCAAGTGAGCGCGTCGTTTGGCGATAGGTCGCCTTGAGTCAAGAGAATATGGTAGCTGACTGGCTCGAAGTCATTCAGCCGAATCGGCCGAGTAACTCCATCGACTGTTAAAAGATACCCGTTCGCCGTGTCGATCGATTCGAGTCGGATTTTCAAAGCTGTCGCGATACTCTCGAACACGGGAACGGGCATTATTTTAGCGCTAGCTGCATCATCGCGAGATCCTGATTCATGACTTGCCAGATCACTCGCTGATTCAGATTGACTGCGCCCTCCCTCCGAGCAACTGCTACTCGATCTCCGCCTGTGTCGATCTCCGTTCCCGCGATCCCGGTCGTCGAGTCGTTGGCAACGTAGATCATAAAACTGACCGCCACGACAGCGCCCGTGCTATCGTAAAAGCTCGGGGGATCCCGGTTTACAATTGCACGGATTTGCCGAGCGCCGCCGCCGCGCGGGTAATACACAACAATTTCGGCGAAATCATTCAGATTCAGAAAGACGCTCATCGCGTCTTCCTGCATCTGGGACTTAAGTGTCATTGCTATACGCGACGAGCGCGAACGCTGATCAGGTCGACGGTAACGCTGTTGACGTTTGTGTCGGCTGTCTTTTGGATTTGCACGAACGGCTGAAAATTGGTGGTAAAGCTGCCCATGTTAAACAGCGTGTTCGCGCCGACTCGAACGTTGTCGATATAGAAGCGAACGTCTCGCTTTCCGTAGGCAAAGCTGATCACAAACTTTTTGTAAGCTGCGCCGAGCGTTTGGCCGGTTGCGATGTCGCTGATGTCCAAAACGTTGTCGTCGGTTTCCACAAGAACCGCATTGCTTCCCGAAAGCTGAAACTGCGCGTGTGCGGTGGTGCTGTCTGGGTTGTCGTTGCGAGCCGTGTTGAGCCCAAAGGTCAGAGTCGTAGAAGCGGCCAAAGTGGCGACCGCTTTGATCCTAAACTCGATGTCGATCATCTGGTCGATGTCGTACTGCAGAACATCGCCGCAGTCCAAGCAAAGATTTTGAATTTCGCTTGTATTGCTGAAGGTCATCGCGAACGCGCCGCCATGCTCGTTGACCTTGGCATACGTGGGCGTACCGGCCGCACTTGTGTCGGTGATTTTCCACTTGCCTTCGCCAACAGTGGTCGAGATGGTTGCGCCGCCGAGAAAGTCCTCGGCTTCAAGAATGTAATCTTGGATCGGATAGTTAAAGCTCATGGTTTCCTCTGTTTGTTTGTTGTGTTTGGTGAGGTGTCAGGGGCGTAGCGGTTAGCTAGTTGCGTACTTGTAAACGCCGCGCCAGTCGATTGCAGCAACGCCAAACGTCTGACGGATCTTGTAGCGGTAGCAGTCGGTTTGAAAGTCCCACTCGTTTTCGAGAACGGGCGACTCTTCACCTTGCAGGAAACTGATTTCAAGGGTATCGATCGAGCGGTTGTCGGCGACCAGATACCACGCCGTTGTGGAGTTTGCATCGAGCAGGGGCTCAACGATCAGCTCCAGATTTCGGTTCCCGTTGGGGCCGTAAATGTTGGCGGTGTTGCTGTTGCCCGTGGTACTCGAACCGCCAGCCAGAGGGTCGGCAGTCGATTGCAAGAGCTGGCTTGCGGTTCCCGAAAGTGCAGCGGGGACGATCATGTATCTCGGGGTCACGTTGATGATGACATCCGAGTTGATGCCCTTCTGAACCATCATCGCTTGGTAAGCGGTGTTGAGGTTTGCCACGGTTGGATTTCCCGAAGCGCCCGAGATAGTCGAGCCGCTCGCGTGAGCGCCGAACAGAGCAACGCCGTCATTCTGCACGGGGTTGCTGAAAAACACGTTGTACGCGACTTGGTTCTGTCTGCGCTTTGCGGCATTGCCGTGCATCGCCGGAACCCGAGAGATAGCGTCAAGATCGTCGTTGACAACGGTTTCCCACGACACCGAGAAGATCGCACCGTACTTGTCCACGGTGTAGCTTGTCCGGTTGTCGCTGTATTGCTGCTCCTTGTAGGGGCGCAGCTCAGGGACGATCTCAAGGTTTGGCGATTCAGAAAAACGGATCCGGTTGATCGCCTTGAAGTCTTGAACAGCCGGGGCCTTGCGGACCCACTTCTCGTAAGTGAAAGGGATTTCTTCGTAGGCCGCGAGAAGCGTCTTGTTTGCGGCGTCAAGCAGCAAGTTCGAAAACGATCCGCTGGAGTGGTAAGCGGCTCGCTCGATGTTGTAGCGCTGCATGTGGCTGGGCGCTCCGAGCGCGGCCATTGCGATGTCCCGATCGGTCATACGGTCAGTGTTGACTTGATGACGCTGCAGCCATCGCTCGGCCATGCGCTTCATCGAAAGGTTGGTAAAGTCGTTTGTTTCGCGTGGCTTGCCTTTCTGCGGACATGCTCGGCTGATCAGGCTCTCTCGCATTGCTGCCGAGAAGCGATCGTCTCCCGAACTGGTAACGCTGATCCGCTCGCGTCCGGCGCTGCTGCCGAGTGGCTTGTTCATGATCTTCCTCAAAATTTGTTCCCGGGCTTGCTTCAGGGACACGCCGCGATCGCAAAGCGAATCGGCGAACTCCCGCTTGATGTTCGCGCCCTGACAGAGCGCTTGGATTTCCTTGCGCCGCTTGACATCGGAGCGAAGAGCGCGAAGGACTGCCTCTTCTTCTTTCTTCTCTTTCATGTCGCCGCGCTTGGTTTTGTCTTCCTCGGGCATGTCTTCGCCCTCGGCCTTTTCGATTTCGGTTTCGTCTTCGTCGTCTTCCTCTTCGCCCGTCATCGGATCCTCTGCTCGCTCCGATGCTCCGCCCATGGCGCCCATCGCCCAAGCCAGCGCGTCTTCAGCGGTGGCGATGTCCTCTGGCATACCCATGCCGACAAGTTGCGCCTTGAGTTCTTCGTTCATTCGTTTCATCCCTTTTGGTGAGGTGTAAGATCGTTTCAGTTCGCGAACTGTACTTGTTTCGTCAGCGCCAGCCGCGACTAAACTTGCATCGGTTGGGACCCACTCGGTAACGATGTCCGCTGGTCCTTCGATGTCGCTTTCGTCTTGCCGGTACACTTCGCCGCGCTTCACTCGGTGAACGTTGCGAGGGGTTGCCGTGATACTAAAGTCTGTGATGTGACCGTCGATCAGCTTTTGATAGGCGTCTTGCGATCGCTGGTCGCCAGCGAAGACTGCATCGCCGACTAGCTTGCCGCGATCGATTCTTAGGTTTCTAACCGAGCCCAAGACATTTGCAACGCTCGATCGGTCGTGAGAATCCACGATCGGCAATTGTTTTTTGTCCCCTCGGAATTTCACGCCTGACATCTTGAGGATCTCGGGGATCGCTTGCCCGGTGTTTTCGTCGTACCGCTCGACGGGGTTCTCGGTTGCAATTACAACCTCGACCGATTTTTTCTTTGGGTCTGCGGTGGCCTCTCGAATCGAGACCATCCGTAAGATTTGCTTGTGCGTCATGCTTTGCCGCTCGGTTTTGTCGGCGGCTTCCATCTGTTTGCTAAGTTTCGCGGCCCATGCTTTCCCGGGGTCTCCGCCCCAGAGAGCCCAAGCGATCCGCCCGGCGCTAGGAAAGCCTTTCTGGCTTGGACTCCAGCCCTCTCCCTTCTTGTCTACTTCATGCCGCGCGAAGTAGCTAGACATTCTCCCGACAGTTTCCGGCGATATTTTTGCGCCGTTTGAAAGATCTCTCGCTCTTGCAACTCCAACGGCCGTCCCGCCCCGGTTGTGCTCGTCTCGCCACTCAAGCCCGCGCTTTGCTTCGGCGCGGACCCCTTCGGGAGGTGTGAAGTCGATATGGTCGTATTTAGCCATTTTTTTCTTTCTTGATTCTGTGCTTGTCTTTCAACGCGCGCAGTCGCTCTTTCCGTTTTTCGGAAAATTGTTTGGCTCGCTCTTTTTGTTTTTGCTCGCGAACTTTTGTCAGCCAGTGCTTGCCGTCATCGTCGAGATCGATTTCGATTGTCATAAGTGTTTGCCTATTTCGTGTTCTTCGTGATACGGCGCGCGGTCAAGGAAAGCGTCCCACTTGTATTTCATTCCGGCGATCACCGCCTCTTGCTCGGCGTGGATGTTTTGCCCAAACGCCGGGATGCTGACCACCGCTTCCCGGGGCGCTTCAATTCGCAGGACAACCCGCGCGTATTGGTCGCGCGGCTTTTTAAGATCAACTCCATTCCAGTTGTTAGCGACCCCGAGACCCTCTCGCCCCATCGCTGTCGATGCCAAGCCGTTTCGCTTGAGCTTGAGTTCTGGCAATGTCTTGAATTCTTCTTTTCTCGTCTTGAGGTCTACGTCAATCGTTATCCCTTGTCCTTTGACCAGATCCTTGTCGATCAAGACTGCGCGATAGAGATAGACCTTATCGCTCCCCGATTGTTTCAGCGCGTACTGAGTTGCGGCCCACGTGCCGCGAATGTGCGCTTTCATGATCTCGCGGCCGAACTTGATTCCACCCTCTCTGCCCATTGCGTTAAGTTCTTCTTTGGTCTGACCCCCATACTCGGTCGTAAACCGCAACGCAGCTTGGTCGATGAGTTTTTTTTGTTCGTCGCTCCAGTCTTGCTTTCTCCCTCCTAGCTCTTCGGCTGTGCAGTCTTGCATAAGCAACCCCGCCGAGCTGGTGCTGCTCTGTTTCCATGAGACCCAGCTGCTCGCGATCGCCTCTTCGTGGTTGATCGAGTCGGGCAAGCCGCGAGCTTCGAGCGTTTCCCTCATGACTCTTTTTTGAACATACCGAACAACGTTGCGGGTTTTTTTGTAGTCTTCGCCGTTCTTCGCGATCTTCCACTCGCCGGGCAGCTCGATGTCTTTCAGTTCGGTGGCTGAATAGCCTGACGCCTCCAGCTTCTCGTCGTCGCTCATGTTGTACCATTCGCTGGACAAGTCTTCGTAGACATTTTGCGAGAGGTTGTCGCTGATGTTGTCGCTTTCGCTTTCCCAGTCGCTTTCAGCGGTTTCTTTTGCTTGTTCGATGTAAGACTGCTTGAATTCCCTTTTTGCTTCTTGCTGCTCGGCAACCATCAAGCTCGTAAAGATTTCAAAATGCTCGTCGCTAATGCCCGCCTCTTTCGCTGCGTCTTCGTCGAAAGAGTAGTCTCCGCCGTCGATCTCTGGGGTCATCGCTTCAATCGCTGAATCGCTGACAAGGTAATTTTTTTGGAACTGGGCTTTTTTGTCTTCCCAGATCTCCATCAGTTTGTCTTCGGCGTTTCCATCGGTCCATGCATCTTCCCAATCGTCTTCGGCCGCGTTCTCCTTGTCCATCAAGAAATCGTCTTTTGCTTGATCCATCAGCTCGCTGTACTTCTCGGAAAAATTATCTTGTTCCCAAGAGGACTGGGCTTCTTGCTGTTCATCCTCGTCGATGTCGTTCCATGAGACCATGACCTCTTCGCCCTCTGGCAGTCCCTCTTCGATTTGAGAGATGATCGTCTCGACCATTTTGTTGCTAACCGCTGCGGCTTGCTCCAGCTTGTAGTTTTTCTGATCGTCTGGTGTGATAAACGGCAACCACGCTTGCCCGGGCATTGGGACCGGCCGAGAGAGATCGCCGCCGAGACTGTCACTAGGATCGCCTGACCCCGTTACGCTTTCCATGCTCGCGCCTTTGTTGGCTGGCGAGCAGGAGTTATCTAGCCCGCCGTCTTTACCTGTCCCGCAAAAGGCTCGCTTACGCTCTTTTTTTTTACGATCCCTCGCGGGCTTTTGCTCGTCTTCTTCTTCTTCGACCTCAATCAGCAGATCGATGATTGCGCCCTCTTTTAGTTTTTGATCAATATCCGGCTTGGCTCGCTTGCGGATCTCGTTTGCCTCTCTTCCGAACACTGTTCGCTTCGCACCGAAAGCCAGCTCTTTGATGATCGCGTTTAATTCTTTGACCGTTAAGCTCATTACTCTTTCGCCTTGCCTAAGAAACGATTCCACGCTTTTTCGTCTTCGATTACCAAGCTGCCTTTGTCTAGGTAAGCGATTCGCTTGCTTGTGTCGTTCGTGTCCCACAACGTGAACTCGTCGAACGCTTTTCTTTTGATAAGCTCAGGGACAATCTCGCTAACGTTTTTATGCGCCCACCTCAGCATTTCCTCGGGAACATACCGGCCGGTTTTTTTATACCGCTCGCGGTTTCGCTGCATCGCTGTCTCGGTGTCAACTGTGACATAGTGCGCGACCACCTTCGCCCCATGCTCTCGCATCTTTTCGACCTTCTTCATAACGCTATTTATGCCGCTGTCCCCTGTCCCATCCAGAACAACGTTAAATTTTCCCTTTCCAGCGCGATCATGCAATTGCTTGGCGAGATAGCTCGACTCCTCATGAGCCACCGCTGCCGCCGTATTGTCTTTGTTTTTGAGCATCTCCTGATATTCGGGCAGATCGCCTTTAATTGCGTCCGAGTCGATCATTACAAAATTAGAAAGATCGCCGAGCGCTCCACTGTGTGCAATTGTAGATTTGCCAGCGCCGCCGCCGCCGCCGAATAAAATTGCTACGGGTTGATCGACTGGCGTTTTTCCTTCCATTCGATCCGTCTGGATTTTTTCGTGAAGCACTTTTCGCTCTGGCGTCCACTCTTTTTGATCCGAGTCATAGTGGATCGCTTGCGTATCGATCAGTCTGCCGCCGCTGTCTTGTTTTCCAAGATCTGCTTTTGCTTGGGGCGGCTTTACGGTCTTGCCTGATGAAGCAGCTTTGCCCGCGACCTCTGCCATTGACTTACCGGCATTTGCAGGACTGCATGAGTTGTCGATTCCGCCGTCTTTGCCTGTGCCGCAGAAAGCGCGCTCAAGCCAGCGCTTTGCTTCCTCTTTTTCTCGCCGAGTCCACTTGATCGGAACCTTGCGCGGCCCGAGCAGAACTGCTACGCCCTGATTTCCAAAACCTGACTCGACGTAGTAACCATCGTAACCGGCATCGAGAATAAGGCTCTCAGCTTTGTTCGCGTCCCCTCCAGCCTTGCGCCAAAGCGTAGGATCTTTTTTCACGTGGTAAAGGTTGTCCATCTGGACTTGCTTGCGATGCGGCCCAACGCCCGCTTCAGGGAAAACGCCCTCGCCTTCGTCTACATAAAAATAGATCCGTTGCCCGATCCGCTTGTCGTCTGCCTGTGCGATCCGGCTCTTCTCTGCGCCCTTCAGGCCCTTGCCGTAGGCGGCTGAATTAAGAACGACTCCCTCAGAGAATCCGTAGTGAACGCCGACAACGCTCACGGCGTCTTTCGGCGCGCCCTTTTTGTTGCCGTTGTATCGCGGCGTCCCTTTGTAATCTTCTGGAGTTGTTGATCCAATAACTCCTGAAGGAGTTGATAGTTTTCCCCCTTCATCAGATCCAGAATCCGCCGCTTTGCTTTTTCCTGATCTTGCTTGGAGTTCTTTTTCGAGTTCGTCGCTGGCTTCGCCTTGGATGGATCGAATCCCGGCGCGATCAAGGCTCCCCCGTTTTCCAACCAAGTCGGAAGTCCCGGTTTCACTGGCATAGTTGTAATCTTCTTTCTGCGGCCAAGCGTAGTACCCTTCGGCGTGTTTCATCTCGTAAGCGCCGTTCAGCGCTTTGTCGATCTCGTCTGCAAACTCGCGGCTGTTCGGCTGTGTGTCAACGATCAGCATTTGCCCGTCAACGGTTGTATGACCGCCAACCCGGTCGCCGAGTTTGCTTCGCAGCGCCTGATAGACTCCGTGAATTGTATCCTGATCGGCGCCCTCGGGAAGTTCGATCGTAATGAAACCGCCCTTCTCCCCGCCTTCAAACGGCTGAGAGCTTGTGACCATCATCGACTTCTGTGAAAGTGCAAAGCCGGTAGCTTTAGTCAGGGACATGATCTGCGGAATGTCTGCCGGGTCGTGAACGACAGCCGCGAAACTCGGCGAGCTGAGATCTTCAAAGCCGCCGATCTGATCTTGGATCGTGACGTTTTCGAGCCCGAGCGCCGCGAGGACCTTGGGCATTACCTTGCGGCTGACGTTCTGACTTGCTTCGATCTGATCGTCGGGACTCATCGAGCTAAACCGCTCGGCAAGTTCTTTGTTGTCGGGGTCTGGTGCGACTTCAAACAGTACCCGCGACGATCCCGGCGTCCCTGATTTCCCGCTCTTGCCGCTATCGCCCGTTACCTCGGACATCGACTTACCGGCGTTGGCCGGTGTGCAGCTATTGTCTAAGCCGCCGTCTTTGCCGGTTCCACAAAACGCGCGGGATTGTTTATCCCTGCAGATCTTGCAATTGCAATCGTCGCCCGTTCCTGTGCAGCGTGGCAATGACGCCATATCTGATGACGCTTCGTCTTTTTTTTTTGGTTCTTCGCCCTCGGGCGCGGCCGGTGAGTCGGGCTTGATGACTTGGATCGGCGCAACGATCTGTTCAATCAGCGATTTGTCTAACGTTGGAAACGCTGCGGCAATGACTGCCTTGGCTGTATCCTGCGGCAAAACGCCAGCCGCGACCTGTTCGAGGACTCCGACTAGGCTCGAGACCTGAGCGCCATTCAGCGCGGTGTCTTGGACTTGCACCTCGGCCGGGGCCTCTGCGGGGCTTCCTGCGGGGCTTTCGGCTCCCGGCGATGTTTGAGCCGGGGGAGGGGCTGATCCCTCGCCCCCGGGGCTTGGAGGGGCTCCCGGGGCTCCCGATTCGTCTCCCGGGGCGAGCTTGAGCTTTTTCAGGAGCTCCTGCTCCTTTGCCCGCTGGTAGAAAACGTGCCGGTAGTTCAGGCCCTTCGCGCCTAGTTCTTCGGCGTAGGTCGTTTGAAAAGCGTTGATCGATGCTTCGGAGCTGGATTGTTCGACACCGGGATCGACCCATTCCCAAGCCGGGGGCATATGCTCGCACGGCGCGGCCTTCTCGGGGTTGGCGAGTAGCTCGCTCGCTGTTGGGAACGACTGCAGATCCGCCTGTGCCGCCGCCATGCAAAGACGATTCCAGATCGGCTTGTTGAAGTGATCGATCAAATACCGCTGCCACCGGCGAAACCTTCGACGGTCTTCGAGTTGGCTCGCGCGGTTGCTGCTGTAGTTTGTCTGCGAGTAATCCCGTGCAACTGTTTCGTAACTCAATCCCGTGCCGACAGCGATCCCGCGAAGCATGAGCCTGATCCACGGATCCGCGCCGCTGTTGGGTCTGCCCGGGTTAGCGCTTTCGATGCTCTCGTTGGTTCGGAGTCGCATGATCATGCCGGGCTCTAGGTAGTCGTACCGGTTCCCGTTTTCGTCGTTTGTTTCCTGCGAGATCGTTGTCGGCGGAAGAAGTCCAGTCGTCGGCGAGTCGCTGCGGATCGCAACCGTGAAACAGCTCGCGACCGCGCTGGCCTGTAGCTCGTTCTCAACGTACAAACCCAGATCCCGCATCCAGCTTACAACCGGCGCGAAGATTGTGATCCCGCGAGTCTGCCCGACTCGCTCGCGGTTGTAAAGATGGATGATTTCGCTCGCGTCAATCCGTACTGGAGTCGGCGCGACCTTGCGGATGTCGTTAGGGTGTGTCGGGTAGATCCAGTAGGCGATCGGCTTGCCCTCTTCGTCAAGTTCCACGCCGCGCACGATTTCAGATCCGTTTGCGGCGCGATGTCCAGCGAGCCGGTCGCGATCTTCGGCGAGCCTGTCGGCTTCGATCAGTTCAATTGCAAACGGGACCGGGCGAAAGATGCCTTTGTACTTTTGCGGGACCGTGATCATTCGGATCAGGACCTCGCCAGCTTCGACGATCTCCCGCATGATCATCTGCTGGATTTCGCTGAAAGTGTATTGCCCGTTGACTTCGCAGACTTCGCACCACTGTGACCAGACGCGATCCCGCTCGTCGTTTACGTTTTCAACGTCTTCGCCCTCTGGCGTTTCAAAGGCGCTTTGGACGTTGATCCCTTTGCCGATGACGTTGTTGACATAAGTATCGACGACACCCCACGCCCAAGCGTTGTCGCGAACCAGCATCCTCGCCCACGCCCGCATGGTATTCGCGCCAAACGGACCAGACAATTCTTGATCGGCGCTTTGATTCTTCGGCCGCTTGTTCGCGTTGAGTCGGCTCGGCTCGGCGGCGGAGTATCCTCTCTGAAGCAGCTTTCTCGCGTGCGCCCGCTTGAGCGCCGACTCGGGAGAGAACGCGCCGATAAAACCGTCAAGTAATCGCGTAAACATTTAGCGGCTTGTTGGGTTGAATTTTGCAAGAGTAAAAATGCCCGCGCCGTTTTGCCGTTCGAGTTCGCGCGTTAGCCGGTCTCTCGCGTCAAGCAGGGCGGCGAGGTCTAGCTTCGTGACAGTTCGCCCTTGGATCGAGTAGCTCGAAGCGCCGCCTGTAATCAGCGCGAACAGTGCGGCGTTGATCTCGTCAAGTAGTTGCTGGGTGGTCATGGCTTTACTTTATCTGCTGGCGGGGTAGGTGTTTCAAGTTGTACCTCAGTTTCCGCTTTTGTTTGCGGCTGGTTTTCTATCCCGCTGGACAATGGTTCGGAGTGAACCCAGCTTTGTTGACAGAAGTGGCAGCGAATGTAGCGGATCATCAGCCCGGCTTTTTTTAGCGTTGCATATACCCGGCTGTAGTTGGAGTGCTCGGGCCTGAGCCCCTTACAGAATCCGCAAGGAGGCGCTGAGAAAAGTCTCGGCTTGGGTTTCTCTTCGATGTCGGCGGGGCGCCCTCTGTGTTTGTTTTTCATCGTCGATTAACCCAGCCTTTCCCGTTTCCTCGGTTTAGGTTCCCTGATCGCTGTTGCATTTCCTGCGGTGTCGATGACTTGGCAGGCGCGTGAATTACTGGCGGCGCACTGCTGACAACTCGAACGCCGATGATCCCGGCCGCGCAGCAAGCCAAAGCAGTCGCGTCGAGATAGTGATTGTTCTTGTTGATCTTCACCCACTTGCGCTGCAGCCCCTTGCCCGGGACAAAGATCTCTTGCCGTTCTTCGGCCACGATGTGATGACTGTAGCTAAGATGCCGCTTGGGATCTTCGCTCGCGTAAAGGCTGATCGCCCCATCGTTTCGCTGGTGCTGGTCGTCAAAGGTTGGCGTGTTGAATCGCTCATGTACCCACTGTTTCCAGAACTCGGAGTTGTGATGATAAAGCCAGATCCGTTCGCTCGGCATTGCCCCAGCCCAGCACTCCAGAAACGTGCGACGAGTGACGCTGTTCTGTCCAAGCTGAAACTGGCTTTCAGCGTAACCCTTGGCGGAGGCAAACGGAGAGCCCGCTTCTCGGCAGAACTCATAGATCGCAACGCCCCACTCTCCGCCTGAGTCGATCAAGCAAAACTCGGGAGGGTTTTCGGCAAGGATGTCGGTTCGCCATTGCAAAAGGCCAGTGAAGATCGCCCGCTCGATTGCTTGCTGGCTGGTCGTGGTTCGAGTGCCGGGGACCTCGGCGATCCCGTAGTCGAGCACCGAGCCGATCGCGTTTCCGTAAAATGCGATCTTGACCCAGTGACAAAAGTATTTTCCGACATCGCAGCCGACGACGATCCTGAGAGGTCCGGCCGGGGGAAGCTCATTCTGCCTTAGCCCGCTGATTCGCCCGGCAACCCTGCCCGCCGTGAGTCCGATCGATTCGATTGCTTCCTCTTCGTCGGGCTGGTTTTGAAGTTCGGCGTTGACTCGCGACATTCCGAGATCGGCGACCTTGTTGAAAAAACTTTGCAGCCCATCGACTTCGATCGGCTCTCCGTTGGGCTTGAGCTTGCTGATGTAGCGGTAAGGGTTGGCGAGCTTCGCGCCTGTCTGCATTTCCTCCCGCTTGGAAAGATAAAACGCAGTAGCCTCTTCGCCGTCTTTGTCGCCAGCTTCTTGGTTCTTCTGGCGGATCGCTATGTACTCTCTCCAGAGGTCAAGGTTTTCCGGCCACGACAAGAGACTGCCGTAGCGGTCGCCCGCGAAAGCTGGCTTGCTTGTTCGATCCGTAACCCGGTACGAATAACAGCGGCGGTTTTGGATCGTCGTCAAAACTACGCGAGTCATCTGTTTATCAGGACCGCATAGCAGCGCGATGTCACCGTCGATCATCTCTTCGACGTTATGGTGCTGCGTGTCTGAAAAAGCAACCTCGCGAGTCTCGGGGTCGTCTATGAGCGCAAAGTCGGGGCGAACGCCGCTGAAGCTGATGCCACGGATCGCGCTGTCGAGTCCGCAGTAGCTTACAAACCGATTGCCGTAGGGGCTCCCGATGACATCAGGGAAACCGATCTCGTCTTGGGTCCAGATGATGCGAGTAGGTCTCCCGGCAACGTGTTGCTTGCTGGCTCTTTGCGGGGCGCCCTCCAACGCAAGAACACAATCGCAGATCTCGGGGAAGTCGGCAACGATCAGGGGGTTGATCGCAAACGTTTTTTGAACTTGCTTGAAAATTTTCTGCGCGAGCTTGCGGGTTGCCGCGACGATCATCGGGAACCGGACAAGACACGCCAGAAGAATGTAGACCAGCATCCAAGTCGCGACTTGTGTCTTGCCGTCACCGCGAGGCGCTGCAACTGCTTTGTCCCCGCCTGTGAGCGCTCTTTCGTGAATCGCTCGGATCATCGCTCGATGATGTTCCGAAAAGGGATGGTAAAACGTTTGCGCCCCGTAAGTTCGGAGGAACCGCTCGGGGTCTTGCAGGCAGTCGGTTCTCCGCTGGAGGTCTGCGATCGGTCTGAGGCTAACCTCGGCCGCTTTGCTGCGAGTCTCCCGCCGTCTCGTAATGTCAGCGCTCCGCTCGTCATAAGGGATTGGGGGAATCTGCCCCGGGGAGACTAGCTGGTTTCTGTTTTGGGATTGCGATTGCATCCAGCCCACTACTTGCTCCCGGTCGCTCGGCGGCAGCATCGCAAGTAGGCTGATCAGTTCGGATTCTTTCAATGACAGCAGCGAATCGATTTCGGCTTTCGTCAGAGATAAGCTGGTCATCGAAATCCGCTCCCGCCCGAGTGTTTAACAGATCCGCCGCAAGCAGCGCCTTGAAAGCCGCGATCACTTCGCGATTGCGACTTTGCGGCGATGAGATTATCAGCATGATTTTTTGGACTGCAAGCTCGCGAAATTTTTCGGGGATGTCCCATCGATCGCGAAATGCCCTTGCATACTGGTTAAGCTCGGCGACTGTTCCCATGTAGTTTCCTTCGGTCTAAACCGCACCGCTAAATACCTTGCCGCGCCGCTGTGCTCCGCTTCGCTTGCTGATTCGATTGTTCCGTAGCGTTGTGCAAAGTCGAGCGCGAAAACGACATCGAGACGAAACGGGATCGCTCCCCGCAGCGATGCCGGGGTATGATCAGGAAAATTGAAAAAAGTATGGTTTCCGCCAGCCATAGCCGCCCAGTTCGGCTTGCCTATCGTAAGGAATACTGTAACCGGATGCCGCGCGTTTTCGAGAATCGAAACAAAATGTTTCCACGGCGATCCGTAGGTGTCTACGTCTATGACGTTCCAGTCCCAGCCACGTTGAGCCAAAACTCTCGCGCTGTCTACCTTGATCCGCCCTTTTTGTTTTTTGACATCGACACCGAAATAGGTTCTGAGCGAAAACTCTTTTTGAAGCGTCCCCCAGATTAGTTTGCTGCCTTGACAGCAGTCGAAAACGTCGAGAGGGCCGGGTGTCCGGTTCTTAAGGTACTCCCGCCGAAGCTCGAGCTTGGCGTGGATCCCAGCGTTGTCTCTAACTGAGCGCACTTGGGAGTTCTCCATCGTTCACGCAAAGCTCGACAAACGTATCCGGTAACTCGGTGATCTTCTCTACCATCGAAGCAATTTCGCCATAGCGGATCGTTGGGATGCCGACGAGCACCCAAGTCAGGTTGGGCAGAGGCTTGACTTCAAGCTCCCTGATCTTGGTCTGGTGATCTAGCTCGTTAAGCCCATGCTGGGCTCGAATGTCAGCGATCAGACTGTCAAATTCCGCGCTGTTTGTGTCTAGGTTTTCTGTAAGCGATGCGAGAAGGTCTCGGTTTGTGTCTGCCATTGCGCCGATCGGATCGTAGGTTGCAAGCAGCTTGTCCGTTTCCGAGTCGTTGAGGTCAAGGATTAAAACCGGGACCACGCTTTCACCGGCGACTCGAGCCCTTGCGTGTCCGTCAATAATCTGGATCTGCCCGCTTGGTAACTCCCGGCCGAGCTCCGCCCCGGCAAAGCCGATCTCGGAGAGGGTCGCCTTGATTGCATCGAGCTGCGTCCCCGAGTGTAGCCGGTAGTTTTTTGGATGCGCCTGCAGTTCGTTCGCCGGGACTCTGACCAGCTTTACAATGCGATCGCGGATCACTTGTTTTCCCCGTGTTTCTGGGCCATTTTCAGACACCCCCTGATAGGACTATACACCCCTCGGTTAGGGCGGGGGGTATGGGAATATCCCCCCTCCCCCTGAATCGTTCAAAATCACGCGGACTGTGTATTGAAATTTTGGGCCTTTTGCTCCCCTCTGGTTGAGCCCCCCCCTTAGGAAGGACCCACGATGGGGGGGGTAATGGGGGCCGGGGGATGTTCGGTTGTTCACTACCCATGAGAGGGGGTGATCGGTTGATCACTATAACAATCATGGGCTTTCTATGTTTTGCGGTTCTAAAAGCGGCTTTTGTTTTGCGGCTTTGATCAGTTGGTTCCCATAGGGCAATGCTTTGCTTGGTTGCTTACCTCGCATACTAAGCTGCTCGCATGGGCTTTGCAATTGCATCAGGCAGGGGGCAGGGCTAACCGCAAATTTTTTTATGGCTGGTCATAGCAGTAGAGAGGGCCAGTTGCGATCGTTTCGATGGAGTCCCCGATCGTCGCTGTGAGGCTGTACCTCGCTGAGAAAATCGGCGGGTCTCCAGTGAACGAGAATACCCCACCCACCCCGGCTGTAAACGCATCGACTTTGATCAAGGCGGAACTGATCACAGTAGCCGTTGAGGTTTGGTAGGTTCCCATTGTCTCAGGGTTCCAGATCTTAAACTGAAACGTAAACCCAGAGTAATCCTTGACCACCGAGAAGTTGATCCGGTCATGGCCGATGTCGTCATAGGTTCTGCCACGGTACAAAACGATCGTCCCGTCATCGGCTTGCGTTGCTCGAACTCCAACGCCGAGAGCCCTCACTGATTGGGCTGTCTCGATTAGGCTGTGAACATGGCTCGGCAAAACAACAATTTCATCGTCGACGACTGGTGTAGCGGGAAGCGGTTCTTGAAAATAAAGTCTTGAATTGTTGTGTGCAATTCTGACATAGCGATCGATCGGACAACACACGCCAGCAAGATCGCCGCTCACAAATAAAGCGACTTGACTGTCAAACGTACCTGTTGGTTGGTCGAGCGCGATCGGAACGACTAACGCGCTCACCGGTTCGCCGTCCAAAACAAATGTATCCGTTGCCGTATTTGATTTGCGAATAAGGTCTATGGTTTTCCCAAACGTATGTGCGATCGAGTGAGGGCCAGTGTTTTCGTCCCAAACTGCATCGGCTCCCGCATACCATTTGGCGGTGTTGTGTAAGTACAAAGGCATTACAAGCGGGACTGCGTTGGCGTTTGTAACCGTCAGCTTGTAGATCACGCAATGATTAAGGGCGGTCTCGATGCTGGTGAGTTCGATGTATCCAACGCCGCTTGTCCCAATCTCGATCGCTTCGTTTGTACAGTCAACAAAGGCGCCGCCGTCTCGGCTGATTTCGCTGTCGGGGGAAGTCCAACCTGTGATCAGACCTCCGGTTGTGGACCGCATCGCAAAATAATGCCGCTGTAAAGCGCCTTGCGGTGGAAACGGCCAAGCGTCACTTGCTGCCATTAGCTCATCGCCTCTTGTCCGATGATTTGGATGCTCACGTTCGCCGTGCTTGCAGAAGTGTTGGTCACTAGAACCGTCAAGATGTCGGTTGCGTTTCCACGAACAGAGTTTACAAGCGGAAAGAGGTTGTCAATCTGCTGGTCAACTGGCTGATTCGCCGGGACAAAGATTGAGTAAACCACTTCGCCCGAAGCTGTGTATGCCGTTGCACTGGAGTCAATCAGCGCAAACGAGTTTGGGCTGGCAGCGTTCGCAACGAAATTCGCTCCAGTCAAGTTCACGGCTGAGGTCGGCGTGCTTGTGACGATCTCGACAAAGATCGGCTGGTCGCTGGTGATTTGCAATCGCCGGGGTAAAAGCTGACCGCGATTGATCTGCCCGATAGTGTAGCTTTGCCCGGCGACTGGTGCAGTTACAAACGGGGCTCCCCCTGTGGGATCTATAAGCGAAAGCACTGTAGCTGTGTTCGAAGTGATCCTCGCCATGTTCGGAAGCATACCGGCGGCAGGTGTTCCGTAGTTTACGCACCGTCCTGCCCACTGATTTACAGCCCAAGCGGCGGACCCCGCTGTCAGTGTTGAAGTTGAACCAGCAGTGATTGCCGCTGTTGCTTGCGTGTATTCCTGAGTCCCCATCGTCCGGCCGCGAATACTCACAACCGGAATTCGGTTTGCGCTTCCAGCAACCGCGCGGCGACCAGCATTGGCTGATGTTGCGCTCCACGGAGAGCCGTAGGCGTACGTGAAACCTCGCTGATCATCGACTTCGCCCTCGACCAGAACCGAAACGCCATAGTGGATCATTTCGTTCGCAAGAGCGGGACTACCGACATTGCGCTGCTCGTAGCGTACCGGCAGGTTTCCAGTTCGAGACCAAGGGCGACCCGCACCGGGCAGCGTAAGAATCTGCCAGTTGTGTCCCACGGTTGGAGCAGTTGCCAAAGCACTACCGCTAGCAAGGTCCACGATCGCAAGGGTGTTTGAAGTGTTGCCAGTTATTCTGGCAACGCTAGGATTTTCGCTCACGACTGTATCGCCCGGCACGACAACAGCATTTCCTCCCGTGCAGCCGGTCAAAGTGGTTGCAGTCACGCCCGTGTATCTGATCGTTTGCCCCTTGATTGTCACTCGGCTACCGGACGCGGTTGGGAAACCAGTTGTAGAGGCTACGTTAATCGTTGCTGCTGGCAGCTGAAATGTACTGCCTGTGATCACCGTGCTCGCGTTAATCTGTAGCAGTCTTGAAGCATACTCGCCTTGCCGCCACGAAGCGGTATCAACCGTAAACGTGGTTGTGGATGTTGCCGTTGATCGCCCGCCAAGCGGCGCTGGGCTTGATTGAGTTGCTACCGGCGCGTTGTTGCCGCTGCCGATTTCATGAAGGATATACGGCTCGCCGTCGAGCAGAACTCCCCAGCGCAGCGAACCCGCGCCATACCAAGCATATTCAAGCCAAAGCATTTGGATCCGAGTCCAGTCGATTCTCGATAGGACTTTCGACTGATCAGTCCACTGAGAGGCGGGAATTCTTGTGTCGATCGGTCGGCCGGTACTCAACGTGCTTGAGACATCAGATCTAACAACGGCAAACATCCCAGACGGGTTAAGCGGATCGAGCGGGTTGGCGCCTTGCTCAAAGAAAATCCCGTTGGCGTCATCGAAATAACCGACTCGCTGGACTTGGTTGGCGTTGTTCACGCCAAAATTGATCGCGGTTGCCATAAACATCGACTTACCCGGCTGGTAACGATGATAGGGGCGCGACTGCCGAATGTTGTAATCGCCGGGGGTGATTGAAATCGACATGCGAATCCCGCCTTCGCCGGGAATGTGCGTAATCGAGCCAGATCCAATGTTCACCGAGTCCCATCGCAGCGGCTGGGGACCGTACTCGAAGTCAGCTTCGTAGATGTTTTGGCCGCGAGTAACTTTAAGTCGCCCCATGACATCGCGGACCCGCTTGAGCGAAAGCGTTTGGATCTCGGCGCTGTTTGTGAGGTCATAGGGGCCAACGTTTCCAAAGTTACCCGTGCTCATTAGTTTTCTTTCTTGTTCAATGTTGTTTCGATTGCTTGCAGTCGCTCGCCGTTGCGCTCTGTCTGCGAGTTCAGCGACCGGATCCCGGCGTTGATGCCCTCTAGTTGCTGCGCGATCAGAACGTTGTTTTTTTGATGCTCTTCGACAACGGTTGCGACCCGCTGGACTGACTTGTCAACTTGGTCGATGAATTCCAATTGCCGATCTGTTAGCGGGATCATGACCTTGGCGCCAAACCAAGTTGCGCTTTGGTAAATGCCGTAGATCATGATCAGAAGCAGAGCGGTCGGAAGTCCTAGCTGTTTGACCAGCGAGAGCCCCCAGTGCTCCCGCTGAAGAAAAACCTTGTTCGAGATTTCTTCGTCGGGCGGGTGTTCAAAGTACAAGGGCCGATCCTCCGGTTTGGCTATCGACATCGGCGGATCCGCAATCCTGCGGCGACTCGGTTGGTTGCGCATTTGACTCGGGAAAAAGTTCGCTGAACTGGTCGAGAGGTTGCGACTTTGCAAGTTGCGCAAGCCGCTGCGTTGATTGTGTTTTCTGCGGCGACAACTGCGCCAGATACCACCGTGCTCGCAAGGTTGATCACCGGTCTGCGGTCTTGATTGACTGCTGGACTGCATTGACCATTCTCGCAGACAGTGCTTTCTTGGGCGTGAGATGCAATTGCAAAAAGGGACAAGACGAGAACGATGCAAAGTTTAAGAGCTGAAGGTTGCATGGTTGCCTTTCATTCCGGCCAAGCCGGGGGAGTCGGATTCAGATTGATGTCGCCAACGGTTTGACACTCGGAGTCACCCAGCCACTTGCGATCGGTATCCTCGTCGATGACGAACCAAGATCGGCTGTCGTGGAAGTCTCCCCAAGTGTTTTTGATGATTGCATATCGTGCTCCGCTTACCACAACGTAGCCCATCCGGCTTAGGTTGTGCGCCCACTCGTCGCGAGTGTCTCGAATCCAAATGTAAACCGGCGATCCATCGGCGAGTTTCCAAGTCGGATGTTTCGGCCCTCGCTTGAAAGCCCAGCTCGAGCAGATATTTGCCGGTTTGAAATGCTCGGTATGCAGTGTAAACAATTCGCCGGGGTCTTTGACCGCTTCGCTTTCTAGCAGCGTAAACTGTTTAGCGGTCTCTACGTGCTTGAGCATTAACTGATCGTTTGATCCCCAGATCCGATAGTCGGTTGTAAACTGAGGCTCGGGGAAAGCATCGCTTTTGAGCCCAGCCGCATTGCAAGGCAGGTGGCCGAACTGCATCTTGCCGCGAATATGAGGCAGACAAAGCGATCCGTCACTCATGCCCGAGATCCCCGCCAGCTTTCGCCCGGCTCGGTAACTGAACGGCGCGAAGAACGAAAGGTTATTCGGGCCGGTGATCGCTGTCCCCGGCAAGTCTTGAGCTTGTCCGAGCAGGAAAGTCTCGCATAGCATACGTGCTGCAGTGGTCTCTTTGTCGCCTGATGCAACGCATGAGCCGATCAGCTGCGGTTTCCAAGTTGGCTTGACTCCATAAACGGCTTGATGCAAATGCAGAAACGAAAAGCCTGACTCGATGCCGTCAGCTTGCTGAAGTTTCTGGACCGCTTCGACAAGCTCGCTATTGATCGGTTGCTTGGCTGGTCGCCTCATGAGCCTTTCGGGCGCTATCTTGCCGATCTCGTCACGTGCTCGGGATTCTTCGTCGAGTTTCTGCTGGGTCGTTTGGTTGGCGAGTCCCCAGCCCATCGGCTTGCGTTCAGAGGCGCTGCTCATCGGACTCCCTTTTCGATTTCGGTGTAGTAGAGAACCGCCTGATCAAAGCTAAGTTGCCGCTTTGCTGCGTCTGCCGAGAGCATTTGATTGAGCGCTGCGCCGGGTAGCTTTTTGGCTTTGATGATTGCCCGAGACTCTTCGATGCTCTTGATCTCGTAGGCTTTCATCTTGCGAACGACTTCTTGCATCGTGCTCGACCACTGCCCGCGATCCTGCGGCGTCAGTTGCTTGGCTTGTTCGGCGACTCGCTGCGCCAAGTTGTCGAAAACCCCCGGCGCCGGTGGCGGTGATGGTGGCGGCTCTGGACCGGGCGCCGGGGGAGTTGGCGATAATGGTTTGATCTCGAACGAAAGTTCTGAGTCGTCGATGCCCTTCTCTGGGTCGAAGCAAACGATCTCGATTTCGTAAACGCCGGGCTCGACAAACAAAAGGCGCCCGTCTGTGAGTTCGTTTAGTTCGATCTTTTTGTTATCGCATCGTGCTCGCACCCGAGTAAACTTGTAAGGGCTGTCGATTGTGACCAACACGCCAGCCACGACTTTCAGGTCGCCGCTCGACGAAAACAAAATCTGATCGCCGACGACTTCGGCGCCCGCCGCGCCGGTGATGACTCGCTTCTCGATCGCAGAGGTCTTGATCTCTTGCGACAAACAATCTGAAACAAGCAAGCCGAGACAAAAGACAAGTCCGAGAAGTCTGATCGGTTTCATGTTCTTCCCTGAAAGAGAAAAACTCGCGCCGCTGGTAGCGCAGCGGCGCGAGTCGCAAAGGGAAAGCGCCGTGCTATCTGCCAAGCGCTTTCAAAAGATCTTGAATGATTGTAGCGAGCTGCTTGAGGGTGTCCAAGTTTTCGATCAGAAGCTCAACGAATTCTTTCCAGCTCGATCCACTTTCTGCAATTGCAGACGACAGCGAGGGGTAAGCCTGCGCGGCGCTTTCGGTGTTCACCGCCGGGTGAGCCATGATCAGCCCCGAGCCGATTAAGTGCTGGTTGGCGATCAGGGTTTCAATCAGGGAAGCAAGCTCGCTGAGAAACTCGACGATCTCGGCTCGGTGGTCGAAAAGGAATTTCATTACCGCCATGATCTTGACTAGGTTCATCGTGCTCACCCTTTCGATATGTTCTCGATCGTGAAGTGCCAGCCGCCGCCGTTCTTTTTCGCGACTGGCTTGACGCAAATGGCGACGAATTTAATCCACGGATAAAGATCCGCCGCCACTTTGATCTTTACCCGGCTGTCATCCTGCCCCGGCGCAAGCCAACTCCCTTTGACTTCATGCGCCTCGATGGTTTGATCCTCCGCCAGCATAATGTAATCCGGCGTGTAATAGGTTCGATCAGCCAGCCGAAACTTGATCGGCTCGTAGAAAATTCCACCCTGCCGGATGTTTTTTTCCACGTGCTCGCGCCAAGCGGCTTCGTATTTGTTCTCGACGCCGGGCTCGCGGCGTTTCCACTTGGCAAACTTCATGGCTGGCGATCCCATTCTTTCTGGCACTCGATGCTCTGATCGACAAAGTGAATAACGTAACACTTTAGACCAATCGGCGCGCCATTGCGATCCATCTTCGAGACAAGTTTCTTGACTTGCCTTTCGTTTGCTTTCTCCGTGCTCAACCTGAGTTTGTCCCAGTAGCGCAGGCCCTCGGGCTCGAATCCCCAGCGGATCTCTATTGTCCGCTCTGACATCGCGTGAACAACCGAAACAAAGCTCGCCATTACTTCAGCTTCCTAAGTGCTTTGACCAGATCATCGATCTCGTCGCCAGTGATCGGCGGGACATACAGGCCGCTGATCATATTCGATCGCGTTTTGAACATTGCCTGACTAGCAAGATCTTGCTGCGAAAAGCTGCCGATCAAAAAGCCGTTCAGAAGTAGTTCGAACGGGCAGAGAACGATCGTGCTCACGCCCTCGCGGTCAAGCTCGGAAAGCTGCTGGACGTTTTCAGGATCGGTTTGCATGACGATCTCAAACTCATAAAAAATCTCGCCCTTTGGACACCAGCACTCCCGGTACATCGAGATCCGCCAGCCCTCTAGCTTGGCACTCTGCGGGACTCCTCGCCACCGCTCGCCATGCTCTTCAGTAGTGATCAGTAACGCGCTGCCAAACGGTCGCGGCCAGAGCCAGAGCTTGCCGGAATATGCGCCCCTAGCGACACTTGCCATAAACAACCCCCTAAACTAACTACCCCTAGAATCGAATGAAATGCCCTTAGAATCGACGATCGGCGATCGGAGTGGTAACGGTCGCCCCCTGACTAAAAATCGCCGGTAAAGGGAACCCCGGGGCCTTGCCGTTGATTTTGGCGATTTTGAAGCGCTTCGGATTGCAAACCGGCCGCTTCGACTCGCCGGACATGATCCCAGAGCCCTTCGCGGGCTGGGTCCCAGTCTTCGGGGTCTCCCGGCTTGGGGATCGCCCACGCCCAAGACTCGGCAGTCTCGTCGGGCGGATCTTCACCGTGCTCAATCGCAAGAGCAGAGCGGCGCCGGAAGTCGTTGACGGATCGAACCAGTTCCGCGACCTCGCGGCGAATTTCATTCATGCTCTTGCGCCAGATTCCGGTCTGATGACTGATCGCTCGGTCAACGAGATCGATCAAGTCGTCTCGCTGCGGCTGGGTCCAGCCAGCGGCGATCGCTTGCTTTACAAAGCCGTTGACTAGGTTTGTGTGCTCGGTGATGTTCTCTTGCCTCTGCGCCGAGAGTCCTCGCTGTAAGTCGCGAATGATCTTGATCAGCGCCGGGAGAGTTGGGAATTTTTCCGAGCCGGTAACGACAAGTTCGCGAATCGCTTTTTGAACTAGCTCGATCGGCTCGTACCTCAGGCCAGCAACGTAAACCCGAATCGCCTCTTCCGTTGGTTGGCGCCCCCAGCTTGTGAACATTCCGCTTACGATTTCCGGTAGGTCGAAAATGCTTTCGTTAGTCATGGTCAAGTTTCCCTTTGCTTAGTTGCTTGCTTCAAAGTCGATCAACGGAACGGCGCTACTCAAAATCTTTCTTGCTTCGGCGATCGCATCGTGCTCGCTCAAGTTTATCAGCCCTTCGATCTGCTTTGGACTCAGCCCGAGCATTTCGAGCTTGACTTTCAGGACCGCTTCGCGCTGGCGGCGCTCGTCGCGCTCGCGATAGGTTTCAATTTTCACTTTTGCAGTTGCAACGGCTCCCGGCTTGCTGCTGTCTCGTTCCCAAGTTCTGACCGCTGCCCTCCAGTCTTTCATCGGGTTGCGGCCGACTCGCCAGCCGTTGGCGGTGTAGTAGTTCCAGAACCCATCGGCGTTGACGGTGTTGCCCCGCTCGTCGCAGTAGGCTTTAACCTCTTCGACTGTCGGCTTGCGAAATGGTTCCCGTGGCGCCCGTGTTTTGCGCGGCGGCTTTACCTCTGGGGGTGATGCCCCGAGCATCGCCGTTTGTGTCCCTGTATTATCTAAGAAAGATCCTTGATGTTTATGATCTACTGAGACTGAGACTGAAGGCATGGCTGGAGCATATGCCCCGGCGATGCTCGGCGGATGCTCCGAGCAACGCGACTCGGGAGGCTTTGAGTCGTGCCGCGAATCATTCCAACGCCCCTTTGCCGCTGCTTTTGCTTTAGTCGATCGTGCTCGCTGCTTGTCGCGCTCCTCTTCGAGCCGCGAGTTGAAATAGAGATCGCCGTGGCGCTCAAACTTCGTTGCTGCAATGCCCGAGCATATGCTTGAGACATGCTCGGCGGATGCTCCGAGCATACCACCGCAAGCGTGAACATAAGCCGAGAGCGGGGAGGGGCCAGCCGCCCATTGGTAGCAGAGCATGCGCAAGTAAACGCCCTGCTGTTCAAACGTCAGGCCGATTGTTCCGAGCACCCACGCATCGGGGTAAAAGCTAAACGCCGGTGATTTCCTCGCCACCTGTCTGCCCTTTGCAAAAAAAGCCCCGGGCTGAAACCCGGGGCTAACCGTTAAAAAAAGTCACAAACATATCAAGCCAGTCTTTTGCAATTACAAAAGGGACAGCCCAGACTGGTTGGGGCTGGCTCCCCGATAGAACTCGATCAGCATGCTCGGGAAAGGCGCCGCGCTTTGTGCGCCGACGAACGTGAGGCGTCCGCGCAAAAAAGTGATACGTCCTCGAACAGCCCAGTCGTGAAACCAAGCCGTGCAAGTCCGAGCCGGGACCAAGCAGACAACCAGATCAGCGTTGCTCTGGCTTTCCTCGTAGGCTTTCTGAATCCATCGTCCGATCCCGCGACCGTAAGGCGGATTCAGCCACACGCGACCGAACCAAGGCACAGCCAGAGCATCGTCGTCAATGCTGATAAAGTTCTCGCACTTACAATTTGACTTGCTTGCAGCGGCGTCCAGAGTGAACTGAAACCGACTGTTGAGCAGATCGAAAATCTCGCGGGGAGTTTCCCAGTCTCCCCGCTCGCTGGAGTAGAGAGCCCGGTTGATCATCGCCACGACCTCACGCGACACCAAGAACCATCTGGATACTGCGCCCTCGCGTCTCCGGTCAAAGCCATGCCGCGCCGGGGTGTGCAAGTCGAGCAGTTGTAGCCGCCGAACCCCACGCCCTCAAAGCGACCGATCACCGGTCCAACGTGTCCGCGAATGTTCCGCGCGACCATGTATCTCGCTTCGGATTCGCATCGCTGTTGATCGGTTGTCGCGCCCTGCCAAACATCTTGCCCACTTACGCAATTGCAAAGGGACAAGTGTAGGCCAACCAAAAACAAAAACATAAACCTTTTCATCGTGCTCGCGCTCCTATGCTTCTTCGTCGATGTCGTTTCGATTGTCCGCCTTGCCGATGTTTCGATCGCGTAGGGTGTCTTCGACCCACGCGATCCAAACAACGCATCCGCCGACAATCACGCCTGAAAAAAATACAAGATACAGATCCATCTCATTCCCTTTCGATAGAAACACTTCGCCAACTGTGACCCACCGCAATCGACCTAATCGCCGTTCGGCTGACGCCGTACTCCTTCGCCAGCCGCTCATGCGTCCGAACGTTATCGCCATGCGCCGCGATCGCTTTCTTGATCTCGCGAACTTGCTCGGCGTCGAGCTTTCGAGTTCGCGATTTCATTCCGGCTGTGTCGCTAAAGATGATCGGCATTGTCTCTCCTTTCTTGGGTCTCCGTTTTCGCTGCGGCAAGTTCTGGGCGCAGCCGCTCGATCTCGGCGACCAACACGTCAACTATATGTCGCTGATAGTCTTCCCAGCCAAGCCTTCGCAAGCCGTTCCAGCTTGCTAAAAACTTGGCAAGTCGAAAGTCTTTATCGTCCATCGTCTTTCCCTTTCTTGCTTGGATACGGAACTTCGATCGGTGCGCCGCCGAGAGCCGCCGCGACATCCGCCGATCCGCTTGTCGCTTGGACCGGCGAGCCGAACGCTTCGGCCACCGTGGTTTCGCCGTCTCGGATCGCCGTGTAAATGCCCTGAAGGGTGACGCGATCATCCACCGTCCAGCCAGCCTTGATCGGCTTGCCTAGAAGGTTTTCGAGTTGCGCGAGGGCGACCCCGAGCTGGCCGAAACTCTGCACAATCTTTTCCACTGTCTCGTTGGTCAAGAGTGCCGCAACTCGCCTCTCTGCAATTGCCTGAAGCTCCGAGCGTACTCCCGGGGGAACGCATCGAATGATCGCCTCTCGCACTCGCTTCGATAGCTCCGCTTTCACGACCACGTTATAAAAACGATCGTCAGCGTGTCTTGCGACTCCGCCGCCTGAGCGTTTGTAGAACTTAGAGACAATTCCCGAGTCGGTCCAGACTCGCCCGCTTTGGATGTCCGTAAAGCTCGCGGTAACTTTCACGTGATCATCGTCGATCGGATCAACCGACTGCGCGATCCGGCAGTAGCCCCAAGCCGCCGCGATCGCTTCGGCCGCGCGAATCGAGAGACCGCGAGCGTATTGCATGCGCCCGTTTTTGTCTTTCCCGATCGGCTTGGCGTAAACAACCGACTCGGCAAAAGTCGGATAGGCTTCAATCTGATCGACAAGCTCGGCAAGGACCTTGCGATTGTCTCGCGGCGCGGCCTGAGCCATTGCCGCGATCTGTTCGTTCTCGATCTTGATTAGTTGATAGTCGGCGCCCGATACTGGGCGCTCTGCGATTAGTTCCTGATCGTTACTCATTCGTTTCCCTTTGCTTGGATAAAATTTGGACCAAATCATTCACCTCGCGAGTCTTGTCGATTCGCGCTTTGTTGACGTACTTGCATGTTGCATAGTAGCCGCACCAGTCCGCCGAGCACCACCATGACCCGGGAGCGGCTGGCGGAAAAAGCCCGGCCGCGATCGTGCGAGAGACGACCTCAACCCGGTTCGCTAGGATCGGCAAGTCGCTGCGGTCTCGATGCGAGTGGATCACGACGCGCTTTGGAGCGCTGCGCGACCCGGGCTCGGTGATCATGTCGAGCGTGACGTTGACCGCATCGACGCCGGGGTTGTCTCTCTGGACCGATGCAGCATAGATCGAAAGCTGGGTGCTTTCGTCTGCATCGGACTGCGACAAGCTCCGCTTGCCGGTTTTGAAATCGACGACCTCGCGCTGATCGGTGATCAAGTCGGCAACGCCGACAAGATCGTGATCGAGCATCGGGAGCGAAATCGTAAACCGCTGCTCGACGGCGACCGGCTGGTAATCCGGCGCTTGCCGCTCGGCGTGAACCTGCGCCATTGATGCCACCGTGCTTTTCATCTCGGCCGCATCGTTTAGCGTTTCGTTTTCGCCGAGCGTGTAGCTGTCTCGCTTGAGCTTGTCCTCGTAGGCGCTGACCGCGAAGTCTGTGATCTCCTTTACCGGAAGATCCGCATAGCTCTCGATCTTTTGCCTCATGTTATGCTCGGCGGCTGAATGGATCGCCGAGCCCTTGAGCATCGCCAGCCGTGGGGGGATGATCTCCCCTTCAAGATAGCGCCGCCGCCAAGACTCGGGACACTTTGCGAACATGTCGAGCTGGCTCGCGCTGAGGTGTTTTCGATCAGTCATCGGGGGGAGTCCTTGCTCGCTCATTCGCTTACCTCCTCTCCTTGTGCCTCTCGCCAGTCGGCGTAACGTACAAGCCACGCCGCAAATTCTCGCGCTTCATTCGGGTCTAGTAATGTTTTTTCTTCGTATGTTTCCATCAACCAAAACGGCCCGCTTTCGTAAGTTGAAATAGATTTCCCGCTAAACCATTCCGGCTTGGCCGGGATTTTGTCATCGCTCATTTGCTGTCTCCTTCCATTTGGTCAAGCAGTGTGCGAACGTCTCCATCGCCGTAAGCGACAAACGTGTCCAAGAGACCAAGGTAGGCAAGTTTTGCAAGGACGCGAAAGATCTGATCCTGAAGCTCGTCCCCGGTTTTCGCTCTCGCCATTTCCTTGAGCGCGCCCGTAACAAAATCCATGCCCCTGATCGGGAGGACTTCGATACCAGCGTCTTCTAGCTCTACCTTGATAGTCGTCTCTTGTAAGTACATTTCCCGAAGACATGCAACGCAGTCAGCTTTGTGCTGGTCATACGTTGCGATCAATCGGGCGATCATTTCATCGACGTTGTTTTCTTTCATCGTTTTCCCTTTGCTGTAGATGGACGACCCCGCCCGGGCTTTGCTACTTCGCGAAGCTGCGCGAGGTCCTGCGCATTGAACATAAAGAAAAATCGGTTGCCGACTTTGACTCGCCAACCGATGTCGTGCTTGACTGCGAGCCGCTGAATCGCTCGCGGCGTGATCCCAATACGTGCGGCGACTTGCGAGGTCGTTTCCCAACCCTTTAACGATAGCGCCATGGCGCCACCTCCTTTCTAAATTAGGCGATCGTGTTGCGGTAGGTCTCAGCGGCCAGCATCGCAAACGATGCCGCCCGCTTCGCGTCCTCAAGCGTTGGCTCGTCGTCGTACCATGTACCATCGACCCACCAGCCCCAATCGCCGTCGAGCGTTTTCTTGAACTCTACACGACCGACTCGAACATAATTAAACTCGCTGCTCACTTTGCTACCCTTTGCTAGATATGTAATTGCAAAAAATGTCAGGGCTTTAAGTACCCTGACTGAGGCTCTCGGACTGGGAGAGCAACAACTGGGGGTTCCCCCGTGTTATCTCGTCGCGACTGTTTTTCCAAACGGCGCGACTTCGGTTTCGCCCGGCGGCAGAACCGTAACCACCGGCACGGCCGGGGCCTTGCTTGGGTAAGGCCCACAGCAATCGGTAAACATGATGATCCCGTCAACGTCGAGCCCTTCGACTTCCGCGAGCGCGGGGCGGAAGTCAGTACCCCCGCCGCCACGGCTTGCAATCGTCGGCTCGTCGCCGCTCGCTCGTTGCCACGTGTCTTGACTTTTGATCTTCGTGTCGTGGTAGATGATCTCAAGCTCAGTCAGCGAGCCGATCTCTTCGACTAGCTCGCGGGCAAACGATGACCACCGGCTGAAGTGCTGAACGCATGACCCGCTGACATCGACGACCAGCGCCAGCTTGTAGCCGTTGCGGCGTCGAGAGCCGGGGACATACACCTCGCCAAACGAACGACGACCTCGCCGAGTCCAGTCGGTTTCGCGTGTCCCTCCACGCCGCTCGCCGAGCATGTCGATCACGACATCCTGCCAGCGAGTCCCGGCCTCTGGCGTGACAAGCTCGCCGGTGTGCTCGAGTTCGACTTCGGCCGTCTCGGTCCCGATCCCCTTACCGCTCCCTGCGTTGGCCTGCGCTTCGGCGATCCGTTCGGCGACATCTTCGACGATTTTTTGAATCGCTTCCCGCACCTCTTCGGCCGTCATCTCTTCGACCAGTTCGGGAGCGTACTCTTCGACCAAGCTGCCCGCCCCGTGGACCCCGTTAGCAGTCCCTCCGCCCGAGCCCGAGCCCGAGCCAGAGCCCGAGCCCTCGCCCTCGCCCTCGCCCGAGCCCTCGCCCTCGCCGGTGTCCCCGCCCTCGCCCTCGCCGGTGTCCTCGCCGGTGTCCCCGCCCTCGCCCTCGCCCTCCGACTCGTCGTCGCCGTCCGACTCGTCGTCGCCGTCTTCGGGTTCGGATTCGTCGAGGGCTTTGGCTTCGTGATGATAGTACCCTTCCCAAGGCAACCCTTCGGGGAGACCGAGTTCGCTAGGCCAGCACCCATCGGCCGGTAGCTTGTAGCCAGCGTCTCGAACTATCGGATTGATCTCGCGGTCCATCGCTTTGTTGGCGGCTCTCGCGTCGAGATACTCGCCCGAAAGCATCCGTTCCGTGTGCCGAAATCGAACGTGCAAAACCTCGTGAACCAAGAGACCGATAACCTCTTCGACCGAGAGAGACTCGACGAACGCCGGGTTATACAAAATGACGACCCCATCCGTTGCCGCTGTCGAGACGCGAGAAGTCTCGACGAGCTTGAGGCACTGGATAGCCGCCGCATCGGCAACCATGTCCGCATCGTTGCTAAAGAGCATTTTTGTGATTGCTGCCGTGACTTTGTTGTTCATGTGAAACCCCTTTGCTTAGAGTGAAGTCGAAAGAATTGCTAAGGCCAGAGCCGAGTCGATTTCGTTACCGATCTCCCCGGCGATATTGCAGAGCCCACGAAAACCGGCGTCGATTTTCGCGGCTTGCATTTTGATGTCGTCGAGTTTGGCGATGAGCTTCGCTCGACGTTCGGCGAGCTTTCCGCCGTTGTCCGCGAGAGCCGCCGCTGCGTCTACTGTTTCCAGATCCGCGATGATAGTCTCGAACTCGGCTCTCATACGCTCAGTCGCGTTGTCGGCGATCCCCGCCGCCGTGTCCGAGTCGATAGGGCAGTTCGTTTTGAGGAACGAGACCGGGAGCAACTGCTCTTCGAACACTCTCGCCAGTTCCAAGTATCGCGGCATGTTCGCGGCTGGCACGAAGTAGATTTTCGCGCCGTCCCGAAGCTGGGTTGCCCCGATCTCTTCGAGCACGTGACCGAGCCCCGTTCCAACCTCGCGACCCATGACTTTGCCGCGAAGTCTTTCGACCTCGCTTTGAACCTTGGAAAGCCGAACGTGGTCAGCCCCATCGCTTGTGACAAACCAGTCCGTTTCGTTGAGCTCGAACCGAGTCGTAGACTCGTACTTGTTGCCGCCCGGGCCGCGCTCTTCCCGAACGACGACCACCGCGACCGATCCGTTTGGCGCGTCGGCCTTGCGGATAAGCTGCCCTTTGTGGTGGCTCGGGTGCGAGTAGTAAACCGAAGTCACCGCTTGAATAAGCGCGACCTCTGGCTTGACCTCGCGAAACGTAACCCGCATCCCGAGCACGCCCATCGCGCTTTGCAGAGCCAGCTTGTCGGCCAAACTGGCTTTCCACCAGACCAAAGATCCGGCGTACATTTCAACCGATACATCTTGAACCATTTGAAACCCCTTTGCGTTGAGTTACTTCGAAACCGCTTCGCGAATCGCTGCGGCGTGAACCGCGAGCATCTTCCCTAGCGCACCCGAACGAAGGGCTTTCGGGTTGCGCTTCGCTACTATCTTGAGAAACGAAACTTGATACGTCCCCGGCAACGCGCTAACCATTGCCGCGATTGCATCCACGTCTTCGGCGTCATGCTGACCGCTTGCGACCTCTTCGCCCGCTGTCTCGATGATGGTTTGAACCATCGCTGGAGACTTGGGCAACGAGACCGATCCGCGAGCGTACTCGAGCACGTTCGCCACTGGCTTAACCGTTCTAGCGTAGCTCATAAATGTCTGAGCGTACTCTGGTCCGATGATGCCCGCGACCGTTTCGACAACTGGATCCAGCGGCAGCAAGTTGCCAACTCGAACCCAGTTGCGAGGGTTCGGCTGGTTATGGTCGAGCCTCCCGTCCCACTTGTGCAGCAAGGAAGGATTCGACGCGATGAAGCTCGCCACCGTCGAGTTGTATGTCTCGTCGGTTGCGTACCACTCAAGCCAGTCGGTTGCGTTTGCTTCGACCGTGATAACAACGCAGCGCTCTCGCAGAGCCGAAGTGACTCGCGAGCACCCTGCTTTGTCCGTTACCAAGTTGCCCGTTGCGATCAGTACGGTCCCTTCTGGCAGCTTGTAGTCGCCGATCTCGCCGCCAAGAAAAATCTTGAGCAGCGGGCTCGTCAACTCGGGCGCCGCTTGCGTGATCTCGTCGAAGTTCAAAACGCACGCCTCAGTCGGCCAGAAGTCCGGCGTGAGCCACCGAGTCTTGCCGGTTGCGAGGTCTGGAACGCAGACGCCGCGAAAGTCCACCGACTCGAATTCGGCGCAGCGAAGTTCGCGATACGGCAAACCAAGCTCGCGAGCGAGATACCGAGCGATTGTTGTCTTCGACACGCCCGGCGAGCCGAGCAGAAGGACCGGCATACGAGCCCGAGCACACTTGAGAACTTCTCGAATTGCTTGCTTTACAAACATGATAAACCCCTTTGCTTAGTGAACCCTTCGGCCGTCAAGAACCAGAAGCGCACCCACGTGGACCGTGGTTGCAAGAACCATGAGAACAAAACCCAAAACCATAAGTTCGCTTAACATCGCGAAGCCCCGGTAAGGATGATGAAAGAAAACTGCTTTCTCGTCAGGTCACAGCCGCTACGCCATGACGACAAGCAACCCAGCATTTCCAACTGCCGAGCCGCTTGTTTCGATTGTTTTCAATCAAGTCGGTTCACTGTGGCAACTGCCCAGCCACCGGCAAAGCGTTTAACGTTCGAGTGATGTCGCTGTTTCCCGAAAGGTACTTCGTTGATTGATCTCGGCTTTGTTGTCCGGCCCCCGTCATCCCGGGGTTGGTTTGGAGCTTACAGTCGCAAACCGACTTTCGTGTTTCTCTGCCACGTTGCAGCCAAGGAGCTATTCCTTGAATTTCCCGCTTATGGGCTCGGGCTCCCCTGATAGATTGTCGAAACATTACTGACCGTGGGCCTCACGGTTGGCGGTCAGTTTTAGGTTTCAAAGAGCAGTCGTCAGGAGCATCGCTCCCGACAGAGGTATATTCGCATCTGCGACCATACTATTCAAGCCTATTTGACGCTGCCCCGACATTTTCCTGAAAATAGGGGGATCGTTTTTGTCCAAAGCCCTAGCGGCCAGAGGGTTTATGGAAACAGAAAAAAGTTTCCAAACAGCCCGAAAACCGGCTCAAAACAATGAGCTGGGACGGGTGGTCTTCCCCCTATGCGAGGGGGCTGCGATGAGTTTGACGGCCGTTCAGGCTGTTTTGCAATTGCATCCGCTGCCAGTCGTCGGATCAGTCGTCGGATCTTCGTCGGATCTCGTCGGAATGATCGGCGGCTCGGCGTTGCTGTTCAAGTGTTCACAGCGTAGGCAAACCGTCTCGGTCTGACAGTGGCGAAACGGCCGGTACGTGCAGACACCGAAGAGGGCGCAGCGAAAGATCGGCTCTTGCTGTTTGCGCCAACCGCAAAGCATGTTCTCGGCATAGGTAAAGATCGCGCCGCGATGCTGGCAGGGTTCGATGATCATGCGCTCACTCGGTGATCGAAACAAAGATGTCACCGCACTGCGTGCCGTAGAAAAACGCGCTTGCAGAAAACGGACTGCAGACGACTTCGGGGATCGTCGCGTCGAAGTCTACTTGTAGATACCAAACTCCAGACACGCATGAGAGATCGATCGAAAGCGGCGCTGCGCCACCCGATCGCCACGCGCCTCCATCCCATGTCATTGTGCCAGTGCTTGGACACGCCCCGCCGATCACTCTGATCGTCAGCGTTGTCGGGATGTACTTACCCGGGCAGCACGTTGTAAGAACGCCGCACTTCGCGCTGGTCCACGTTGCCGAAAGAAAAACAACGGCATACGTCTGCAGACCAAATTGCCACGTACCGCAATTTGCAAACGTTGGCGGGGTCGATGTCCCCGTGATCGTGACTCGCGTTCCGCCCGGGTAGCCAAAGCCCCCGCCGAAATTCGGCGGCGGGTTGTGCGATGTAACCGCTGCGTTTGCTCCGCCCTGTGAATAGACTGCTCCGCTCGAGAATCCGCCCGGCGCAATTGTGCGAGCCTGAAGGGTCCAGTTCCCAGTCGCGCGGTCGTAACTTCGGGAAAGTATTTCCCACCAAGCCGAGATCACCCCAAGGGCGGGCAAAAACACTTCGCAACCGTCTCGGCATCCGCCGCCGCCGCCGCCGCCAGAGCAATCGACTTCTTCGCACGGCTGGTCATACCACGTACCACCGGCAAGCAGACAATCCTCGCGAGTCGTTTTTTTTGGATCGTTGACGCCGTTGATGCAACAGCACCCGCTCGTTGGCGGATCCGTTGTCTGATCACAACAGCAAGTAAACCCGATGCTAACTGGCATAATAAAAGCCGGACACTTGGTCAAAGTCTACGGTGAACGTCTGCCCGCTCGCTACCGTGATCGAGTAGCCGTAATCAATCCAGAACATCAGCGGATCGGCGGGGCTCGTCGGGCTATCATTGAATATGACACAGTAGCGGAAGGGTCCGATCGATCCGCCGCTAGCTGTCCAAGTAACGTCTGAGGCGATCAGCGTGTAAAGCCCTGAGCTTTGCGCACTGCTGGTAATGGTGATCGTTTGTCCACCGGCTGTATATCCGTTAGCCGTAGAGAGTTCGCCTACAACGTCTGCCTTGACTGTGTGTGTGAGAGTCGGCGCTGTGTTGGTCAGCATCGCCTTGAGGGTGTCCGAGCCCAAGTTGTGGACCTTTTCGTGAACATGCTCGACAAATGTATAGTATTTGTAGACAGTAGCCATTTTTTCCTCTTATGCTAGGAGAATCCGCCGCCAACCCCGGCGCCACTATAGCGGACTTCGTGGAAGGTTCCGAAACTTGTGATTGACTGGATACCGTAACCGATCGGATCGCCCGCTGGTCTGAGCACGCTCCCGCCGCCCTTTGGTGGCAGAACCGATCCCTTGTCTGTGCAATCCTCCGCGACAATGACCCATCGCCCGTGAATGTTCGCCGCGACTCCATGCCGATCGCCCTTTGTGCAGACGGCAGAGCTTGACCAGTTGTAGACCGTGATCGAGACCGTTGACTGACTCATCATCGCGGTTGTCGTCGATAGCACTTGGACAGTACAGCTAGCGCTGCCAAGAAGCGATCCTCGTCGCCCCGCGATGCCGCCCGATGGCGCTTTGATGATCAGTTGCCTCATCGGCTCGATGATCGCGTAGGCTGTATTAAGGCTGGACCTCGCAACCGCAAGCATGGAAAACCACGCGATAGGTTTGCCGGTTGGGAACGATGCAATTTCAAAACCGTTGACGCCCCAGCCCTGACCAGCCGTGATCGCGGTTGTCCCATCGTAAAGGACCTCAACAACTGGACCAACGAAAACGTAGCCAGTGAGACCGGCCGCGATCGGGCTCGGCCCATTTACTGCAACGGGATAAACTGTACTGGCGGGCTTGATCGCTGTCGTAAAAACCACCCCGGTATCCACGACCGCGCCGCTGAGCGCGACTACGCCAAAGGCTGGGATTGTTTCTCCGCTGTCGTTGCGTACCAAGATCAGCTTGGGCTCTATCGGCCGAAAAAGATCCTCTCGTTGATCCTGCCCTTTTCCGGCTTGCTGTCTAGCTCGTTCAGAAACCCAGTTGGCTTGATCAAGAGTGAGAGCGTAGGCGTCCATTGTTGAATTTTAGCCCTTCGTCGAGCAGACAAAATACAATTTCATGATCCGGCCGATTACAGCGGTTGCTGTGCCGACATCCGTGATCGCGATTGTGACTCGGCAATCAAGCTCGTCGCCGTGGGCGATGCCAGTCGGTGTAATTACAAAAGATTGCGCGGTTGCCGTCAAGCTGTTGATTGTCGTCGCTGCGGTCGTAACGAGGTCAGCACCAGCCCCGCCAGTCGCATCGTTTTTTTTGTAGACCTCAAAGTCAATCGTCGCGGCGCTGCTGGCGACTGTTGTTCTCATGCCAGCCCATGAGACGATCGAGATCGCTTGTCCTGCGACATAGTTTTCGGGGACTCGAAAGAGGAACCTCGCACGCTGCGTGACGGTTGTATTCTTGCTGTCCGATGTCTGAATCGTAATCGCGTCCGTTCCCCACGTGCCGGGAATCATCGCGAGATCGTCGGCCGCTGCGGTTGTCGGCAGGGATGTCTGGAACGCATCCCAGACCCGAACGTTTTCGATGTTGATGTTAAACTTAAGCTGTTCGGTCAAGAGCTTGCTGCGCT